ATTCCGGCAGACCCCGGTGCATAACTGGTGCAGCCATCCGGCAGATGCGTTTAGAATGCTAGCAATTGCGTGGCGCGAAGAACCACAATCCTCTCGCCCGTCGGAAGCAAAGACACTCATTGTAGGCCCACAAAATGATGTCACCATGAACGATATGTGGGCGATACATGAGCAAAGTCAGACCCGGAGGTCAAGAATATGAGCATTCCAGTCACAGCCAGTCAGAACTACAAGAACATCACTGCCACCACCACGGTCTTTACCGGAACCGGCGGCCTGTTTGGAATCTTTGTCTCGTCAGCATCCTCGACCCCGACCATCAAGGTGTCGGACGGTTCGACTACGCTGGTCAACACCTTCACGCCCGCTGGCGCGACGTTCTATCAGATTCCTGGCCGTTTCAACACTTCGCTGGTTGTGACGATTAGCGGTACGGTTGACTGCACGGTGTTCTGGGCTTAACCCATGACCGCGGCATGGACTCGCAGCGAGGGCAAGAACCCCAAGGGCGGCCTAAACGCTAAAGGCCGTGCGTCCTATCACCGCGAGACTGGTGGCACTCTCAAGGCTCCGGTAAAGGCTGGCGACAACCCTCGACGCGCATCGTTTTTAGCGCGAATGGGTAATGTGGCAGGCCCGATGGAGAAGAACGGCAAGCCGACCCGATTGGCTCTGGCTTTGCGTGCCTGGGGAGCATCAAGTAAAGCTGATGCAATCCATAAGGCGCACGCGATTAGCAAAAGGAACAAGGACTAAACATGGCTGATCCAAGTCAACCAAATAGCATTGCCCTTGCCCTTCAGCATTTGATTGACAAAGATGCCATGCGTCAGGCGTTTACTAGGCTTACAAGTTTAGATACGCCAAAAGATCAAACCATGCAAGAAACTGCCGCCGACATTGGCGCTGGTTTTGTTCCTGTAGTTGGGCAAATGCAAGCTGGTAGAGATTTTGTTCGCTCATATCGTGAAAAAGATCCGCTTGGCATGGGTTTGTCGGCTGCCGGAATGGTTCCCGTTCTGGGTGGTTTTGCAAAAGTTTCGAAAGCCAAGCAATTAGCAAAAGGTCTGGAAGAAATTGGTCAGACAAGGATCAATAAATTTGACCCTCGATTTGACCTTCGCGTGAAAGAACAAGAAAAATTGCAGTCGCTTGTTCCGCAAGTTGAATCTAGGCAAATGTCATTGCCCCCGGAAATATCAATAGCTGATCTGGAGGGGCGGCCATTCATTACTAGTATGTCTGACAGAACCGCCGCTGGTGGCTTGTTGACTGGCATCAATGATGTTCAAGTTGATCTTTATCCAGTCAAAAACCGAAAAGACACGCTTAATTTGGCGCGTCTAGTGGTTGACCCAGAAAAAAGAAAGCAAGGACTCGGTTCCAAAGCAATGCAAGAAATAATTGATTCTGCTGACGCTGGTGGAAAAACAATTACGCTTTCTCCTTCAACGGACTTTGGGGCTACTTCTGTAACGCGCCTAAAAAACTTCTACAAGAGATTTGGCTTTGTGGAAAACAAAGGACGAAACAAGGATTTCACGATTAGTGAATCAATGTATCGTGTTCCTCAAAGTCTGGAGAATGAATAATGGAACCAATCCGCAGCACGGGTCTTGAGAAGTATCTAAGCGTAGTCGGTGGCTACGACAACGAGTTTGCAAAGTGGCAAGCGCGTGTAAAGAAGATCCTCAAGCGTTACCGCGACGATACCCGTGGACAGTCAGGCAATGAGACGGCAAAGTTCAACATTCTCTGGTCGAACGTCCAGACCCTTATCCCTGCCGTTTACGCCAAGCTGCCCAAGGCTGACGTATCGCGCCGCTTTGGCGACAACGATCCGGTATCCCGCGTTGCGTCAAACCTGATTGAGCGTTCTTTGGACTTTGAGATTGAGCATTACCCTGACTTCCGCGACACGATGAAGCATTGCGTCGAGGATCGGTTCCTCGGTGGCCGTGGTGTGGCATGGGTGCGCTATGAGCCTCATGTCGCCCCACAGGGCATTCAGGACGATGGGCTAGAGATCACAGAGGACATTGAGCAGGGCGAGGGCGAGCCGCAGGAGCAGCCGGAACAGATCGAATACGAATGCGCCCCGGTTGATTACGTCCACTGGCGTGATTTTGGCCATAGCACCGCCCGCACTTGGGAAGAAGTCACCTGCGTATGGCGCTGGGTCTATATGACCTATGAGGCGCTGGCAGAGCGTTTCGGTGAGGAGAAGGCCAAGAAGATTCCGCTATCCGAAGGCCCGGAACCGCTGAATGCCTATAACGAATCCAAGAAGTCCTACAACCGCGCCAAAATCTGCGAGCTGTGGGACAAGGAAACCAATAAGGTTTACTGGTTCAGCAAGTCTGTCCCGGACTTTATCGACGTTCGTGACGATCCGCTGAATGTCGAGGGGTTTTTCCCCTGCGCCAAGCCCCTGTACGCCACCACGACTAGCGATAGCCTGGTGCCGGTGCCGGACTTCGTGCTGTATCAAGATCAGGCGATGGAGTTGGACATTCTGTCTGACCGCATTGATGGTCTGGTCAAATCACTCCGCGTTCGTGGTGTCTATGACGCCAGCCAGCCCGCTCTCCAGCGTTTGCTAACGGAAGGCGACAACAATAGCCTGATTCCAGTTGATAAATGGATGGCTTTTGGCGAGAAAGGTGGCCTCAAGGGGTCTATTGACCTCCTGCCGCTAGACACGCTAGCCGCGGCTCTGATGCAGTGCTATCAGGCTCGGGACAACATCAAGCAGCAGATTTACGAAATCACGGGCATCAGCGACATTATTCGTGGCGCCTCCTATGCTTCGGAGACTGCTACCGCACAGCAGATCAAGGGTCAGTACGCTGGACTACGGCTCCGTTCGATGCAGGAAGAAGTCGCCCTGTTTGCCAGCCAGTTGATCCGGCTCAAGGCGCAGGTCATTTGCGGCAAGTTCCAGCCGCAAACAATTTTGGCTTATTCCGCTGCCCAGCAGATGCAGCCCGCTGATCAGCAAATGATCCCGCAAGCATTGCAGCTTATCAAAGATAAACCGCTGCGTACCTTCAGAATTGAGGTGTCCGCAGATTCGCTGGTTCAGCTTGACGAGAACCAGATGAAGGCCGACAGGTTGGAGTTCCTCAATACCTATGCCAACTTCTTGAGTCAGGTCATGCCGGTTGGTCAGGCCAGCCCCGAAACCATCCCGATGATGATGGAACTGCTTAAGTACGGCGTGGGTGCGTTCAAGCAGGCCCGCAGCATCGAAGGCGCGCTAGATCAGGCAATGGATCAGATGAAAGCCGCAGCCCAGCAGCCGAAACCTAATCCAGAGACACAGAAGGCACAGATGGAGGCCCAAATCACGCAGGCCAAGCATCAGGCCGAAGCGCAGGCTAACGCCGCCAAGCTCCAGCAGGAAGGCCAGATCTCCCAGATGAAGCTCCAGCACGATATGCAGCTAGAGCAGATGAAGCAGCAGCATGAGTCCCAGATGAAGGCGCAGGAATTTGCCCAGAAAGAGCAGTTTGATCGCTGGAAAACGGAACTTGAATCGGCCACGAAGCTCATGGTTGCCCGTATCAGCGCCAATCCTGGCCTCGATATTCCGGCCCTTGAGGCGCAGCAAGCTGTCAGCGAGAAGATCGCGCAGGACTTGGGCGGGAATGTCTCGCAAGCCCTGTCTCATATGGCCTCCCTGCACAACAACATGGCGAATATGCACGGGGATGCTATGGCCCGCATTGGCGAGGTTGTGGCCACCCTCAAGGCTCCCAAGCGCATCATTCGCGGCCCTGACGGCAGAGCCGTTGGCGTAGAGCCAATGCAGCAGCCCCTCCCCGGAATTGATCAGGCGACCATCCAATGATTGTCACGACTACCAAAGGCGATATGGATGACTCTTTGCTGGAAAAGCGCGAAGGGTCTGTGGACAACAACATTGAGTACACCGAATGGGTGGAATATTGGCTCGATGGCGAGCTAGTCCACCGTTCTGCCCATGTAAGGCTCAAGAAGCCGGTACTGACAATTACGGATATTGGAGGATTTGACAATGGCTAATTCGCAGGCAATGACCACATCGTTTAAGCAGGACATTCTCAACGGTGTCCATGCTTTCAGTTCGGCCTACCGCACGGCTGATACGTTCAAGGCGGCGCTATATACCGCTGCTAGTTCCCTTGGGGCTGGCACGACCAGCTACACCACGGCGACCACAGAGGTTAGCGGAACAAATTACACGGCTGGCGGCGTAACTGTGACCAATGCCACGGCCCCGACCACCTCGGGAACCACGGCCTATTGGACGCCTAGTGCCAGCTTTACCTACACCAATGTCACGCTCTCCACGGCGTTTGACGCGGTGCTGGTGTACAACTCGACCGCGACGGGCAAAAACGCGGTATCTGTACACACATTTGGCTCCCAGACCATTACCGCAGGAACCTTTACGCTGACCATGCCGACCAATGACGCCACGAACGCTCTAATTCGCATCGCGTAATTTATGGCGCAAGGCGGTTGGGATACAGGTACCTGGGATGCTGCCCTATGGGACAGTCTGCCGGTTACCGGAAACACCGCCACGGGTGGTGTTGGCGGTCTTGGCTCTAGCAATTCCGCAGCCCTAACGGGGGTTGCTGGGACTGGTAGCGCCGGGACTGTTGCGGCATCCCTAACGCTCGCCATTACCGGCACACAGGCCGCGGGTAATGTCGGCTCTGTAGCCACCACAAATGCCCCTGCGCTGACTGGCGTTCAAGGCACAGGACAAGTTGGGTCAGAAGGTGACGCGGAAACCGTCAATGTTTATGGTGTTCAGGGAAGTGGACAGGTTGGCACGGCGACTGCGACTAATGCTGCCGCCCTTTCTGGAGTTTATGGTTCGGGCGCTGTCGGTAGCGTTTCCAATTCTATTACCGTTGCCATTGGCGGGGTATCTGCAACTGGTGCTGTTGGCACTGTTTCCTATGTCCCCCCGGTAATTGTCCTTGACACCCACGACGGCGACGAGAAAAAGCGCAAGCGGTTTAAGGACGAATCGGAAGCTCGGGATCGGCGCAAACAGCAGTTAATCTCAATTTATGAAGATTTGCTGGAAGCCAAGCCGGAAGTCGCAGAGCGCATCGTCCATAAATTCATTGAGAAGAAACCAAGGCAAATTGCGCCTGCTATAAACTTTGATAAACTCATCAATAGTCTAGACACTGTAGAGGCTCTTTACAGAGAGCGCCAAGAAATAGACGATGAAGAAGTGATGATGCTGCTATGAAAAAAAGCTATATCTGGGAAGATGGAAAGCTGGTTGAAAAGATAAAGTCAAAGCGTGAAGATTTGCACTTTATTCAAGACGATATAAAGCCCTACAAATCCATGATTAACGGGCAAATGATTACCAGCCG